CACTAGCCTTCAACTCCAGAGTATATATTTCTTACTCTCATCTGTGAGCCTGAATGTCTATCCTTATCATCAGCTAATTGTAATTTACTTACAGCACCACTGTAAGCAGACAACCATAACTGTATACGTTCATCATTCTTAATGAAAGGTTCTGCCTCTAGTAATGCTCCATATAATAGTAGGTCTGGTGCATTTGTAGTTAGCCAGTTACTTGTTACTGTACCTGAAGTACCATCACCTAATGGTGTGAACTTCTCATAGAAAGCCATCTCTACTTCATATACTGCATCTGGTATTGGTGCTAGTTGTATTTCGTCACCTATTAATGTATATGCTCTAGGGCAACCTGTTGAGCTACTACCATATAATCTATCTAACATCTCAGGTGTTATATACTCTAATGGTCTTATAGGATTATTGTTTATTTGTATGTTACGCATTTGTACATAACCACCAGGGAGATTAAAGTATCTCTGACCTGAAGTGGTACTCATTGTACTTCTTACTTCCATTGGTCTGATGCGAAGCTCTCTATTAATTCTAGCTTCAGCTAATGTAATGAAGTCTGGTATTCTACTAGTTAAGTCAGACCTGTCTAACCAATCAGCTATTGCATCTTTTAAACCTGAGTAAGTATTTAATGCCATTATAGTTTTCCTTTAGTTGTTCTGAATGCTGAGTTCTCTGGTTTATTTAACCATTCCTTCATTCTCTCTTGGTTCCCCCAGATACCTTCCCTCATCATCTGTTCTACTAACACTAGTGGTATTCTTGCTACCCTGTGTGAGAACTGGCTGTCACCATCATATTGTTTGCGACCACCTCTTTGACTATCAAACCTTAATAAAGCATTCTCTTGTGCGAGTTGTCTTAATTCTTTATCGTCTTGTGTACTGACAGAAGTTAAACTTCCATCTGTGTTTTCAATTAGTGTGTTTTTTAGTGCCATAAATTATAGCACCCCAGTTGCCCAGGGTGCTAGGTAGATTAACCAGTAGTGTATTGTATCTTACCGTTAGCAGCTTCATTGCCACAACGTAGACCATACTCAACTAGAAGCATCTTTTTGTCGCTATCGCCTTCTTTCGCAATATCCACAGTTTGGAAGTCACGTAAGTAGTCAACAGACCACATGTCATTTTGTAGGAAGTATATAATATCCTGGTCGGCATATCTATCCAACTGAATGTTGAATGTACCGAAGTCAGAAACATATACGTCTACAGCATTGTAAATTGACTTGTTGTCATCTACAACTGATTGTGTGCTAGAAGCACGACCTGACATTGCAGTGATTAACTTCTTGTTGGTAGCACCAAGTAGAATAGTTGATGGTTCACCACCAGCATTCCATGTGCTCTCAGCAACTGCTGTTATATCAGCCTCTACTACAGCAGCATGAGAACCAGAAGTACCAGCATTAGTCACGTTAGTAGTGATGAAAGCAGCAGCTCCTTTAGTTTCACGAGCAACTGATGCACTTCCAACAACTGCAGCATTGTCAGCTAGTAGAGAAGTTTCCATGTCACGCTTAAGCTCTTTAGAAGCTTTAGCTAGTTGGTGTGCCATTTCTGACTTCTTACCTGCATTGTTAACTTTGTCCTGAGTACCAGTTACTTCAACAACCTTCTTAGAAATTTGTGTATAGTTTCCAAGACGAGTAGTTGCAGTAGTAGCTGCTGTTCCAACTGCTGCACCTTCAACCACAGCATTAGAGCCAGAGGCTGATGCTAGTGCATCGGTCTGCCACTCAAAGTAAGTATTAGAGACACTTCCCTTCTTAGTTATACTAGATAGAAAGGGAGTATCCGTTGGGCTTATATCATATATGACATCAGATAAATCCTCACGGATTGCATTTGCATCATATGTACTAAAATTTGTAGCCATTTTTATTTTTCCTTATATTGTAGCTACAGTAAACCTATACTATAGCATGTCATAAAATACGGAAGCAGCATCATCTTGACTACCAGACTTCCTTAACCTTGTACGCTTTTTCTTGGCTTTATCATTAGCTGCCTCAGATTTAACTTTGCCTCTTCCAGACTTCTGTACCTTAGGGACCTTCTTAATTTTCTTTTTCTTAGGTGCTACCTTGTCTGTAATCTTATCAAACTCCATAGCTTTCTTAAGTATAAGAACACTTCTATGGTCTGCTAGTTGTTCTATTTCCTCAGGAAGGAAACCAACATCTTGTGCGTACTTACGTACATCAGACTTAACAGAAGATTTTTTATCTGCCCACTCAGGTAAGGCTTCAATCAGTTTAGCATATTGGTCTTGCACAAAGTGTGCTCGTGCCTGACCTGCTTGTTCTGCTTGTTGTTGCTGTACAATTTGTTGTTGTTGTTCAGCATTACTTAACTTATCTTGAGCATCTCGGTATTCATCTTTCTTTAGCATGTAAGCATAAGGGTCTTCCTCTTTCAAGGTGTTCCAATCTACTTCATTAAATTCTGATAGCTTGGCTTGTTGTTGCTCTTGCAACATTTGTAAACCGTTAGCATACAGTTGTCTTTCTTCATATAGCCTTGCACGTTCAGTTTCAATTACTTGGTTTTCTTTACGTTTCTCAGCTAATGCTTGGGACTTACGAGTATAGTCAGCTTGTCTTTGGTATCCACTCTTCAGTTCGTCAAGGTTAACATCAAACTCTTCACCATCTACTTTAACTCTATATGTATCTGGTACTTCCTCTTCTGTTTCCTCTTCGTCAACTTCTTCAGTTTCTTCATCTTCTACTACTTCCTCTTCGGCTTGCTCTTCTTCAGAGACCTCTTCGGTTTCGTCTTCAGCTAACTCTTCTTCCTCAACTACTTCCTCGTCAACAGTAGTTTCGGTTTCCTCGTCTGTAGGTTGGTCTTCATCAGACTGCCACATATTAAGGATTTTATTTGCTGCTTCTTCAGCAGAATTTTGTCCAGCTCTTTCTGGAATTGTATTTACATCTTCTTGGATATTCTCTTCAGAACCCATTTGCTTTCTCCTCTCTTAGTTAAAATACTCTTGCCCCTTCTCGGCAAGTTGTCCTGTTTCAAGAACAGATTTGATATGTTGTTCCACTAACTCTAAAGACTTAATGGTCATATAAATTCTGTCTCTCTCAGTCTCTTCACTAATATCAGTTTGTAACATTAACTGTATTAATAATTCTTTTGTTGTATCAAACGCTTCTTTATATAGAGGGTCATTTATCAGACGCTCAGCATCCTGACCTCTCTTAATCTCCTTCCCTTTCCCCATTACCTCTCCTTAGTTTGGACCAATAGCGACTGGTCTTCCTTGTTCCCTCTCTAGTATTAATTCTTGTTGTTTAAGAGCTAAGTCTGCTTTCTTAAGCTCTAGTTCTTGTGCCTTAATCTGCATATTAACCTCAGCCTCTTGTGCTTTAAGAGTTAGTTCTTGTTGCTGTAGTTGTGCATCAAGCTCCATCTCTTTTTGTTTAAGTTGGCTTTCAGTTTGTATCTTCTGCATCTTAATCTTTAACTCTTCCGCTTTAAGCTGTGCTTCCATTTGCTTAGCCTGCTCTTCAGGACTAGGTCCTTGTTGTTGAGGTATAGGCTGGTCTCCTGGGTCTGTAATGAAGTCATTAACATTCTTCATACCCATAGACTTTATCTGCTCAGCTACTAGATTATAAACATTCTTAGGTTTAATCATCATACCTGCTGCAGGGTGTTGTGCAATCATTTGCATTGTTTGAGCTAGTTGTCCTAAATGCATTAGGTTCATATCCTTATTACCAAAACCTAAACCTACCTGTGCAGTACAGTCTAGTTTCTCTTTCCATTCAGCAGGATATAGTGTAACCCATTCGTTATTTAATCTAACTAATTTCTCAGGACTTTCAAACTTCTGTACCAGTTGGTAGACATTGTTGGCTAAGTCTTTCATTCCTGTTTCAGCAAATACTCTAGCTATTAACTCAATCTTTTGTTGAGCTGCGGTCATTACTTGTGCAACACCTGTTGCTGTTTGGTGAGACTTTAAAGCCCCATCATTTAAACCCATAGAGTTCTTATTTACACCAGTTCTTTCTTCTCTAATACTATCTAAGTACCCTAGCATATTGAAAGAGTTTTGGTCTAGTTGTGGTGTTGCTAAAGGACTAACAGCACCTGGAGTTCGTACACGTACAATTCCTCCTGGTCTGCTTGTCATTAGGTCATCTAAGTTAGCTTGACCCTCGACTACTTCATATCGCCCATTATTTGTTAGATACATATTATCTAGCAAGTTACGCATTAAGGTAGTCTTAATTAGTTGAAGGTCGGAGATTAAGTCATAAATACTCAGACCGTAAAATTTATGAGGCATAGGTATAGGTGTAAGGGAGGAGAAGGGAACACTATCCACAGCCTCATTGTCTAACAGTTCGTCTCCAACCTTCGTTATTTTTCTTAATTCGTCAATGCCATCATTATCAAAGTCTACTCTGACGTAGCACTCAGTTACCCAAATACCATCATCAATGTCTCCTGTAGGATAAGAACTATCTTGGTCATAATCAAACCTTGCTAATCTCTCAGACTTCCATTCAGCTTCCTCAGCAGAGAATGCTCTTTCTATTTTAGTCTTTGAATAGCCTTGGCTTATTAATTCTGACTTAGTCTTCTTAACTCTATGTCCTACAAAACGAGCATCATTAATATCTTTAGCATATTTATTAATTAAAAATTCTTCTGGTGGTACAGGTTCTATTCTTACCTGTCCACTCTCGTTTGTTCTTTTGATGACAATATCGTGTAGTACAGGCTGGACATCTTGCATCATCATGCCATCCTGCTCTATCTCTGTAGCACCGCCAGTAGCAGTATGCTCTATTATTTCTACATCATCATCTATTAAAAAGGAAGTAAACTCTTCCTCTGTTAAATTCTTATATTCTTCTCTACTGACCGATGTCGTATCATCCCAGTAGTGTTTGACTACACCATTCTTTTGTAGTAGTGCGTCCTTGAACCAAGAGTATATAATATTAAACCCAGGGTTCTGTCTCATTATTACATAATTAGTATAGCTTGTAGCTTGTTTAGCCATCTCCACATCTTCAGGACCTTGTGGTTCAAACTGAACTACCTTATCCCCACCTGTAAATATCTTCATTAGGCTAGGCATAATCCATTCTATTACATCAGCTACATCTCTTGTGACAATCTGGGAGCGACCTTCTTGTTCGTTACCATACTTCTTACCATAGTACCTATCTAA